GTCGTGCATTTTTAAGAAAAATAGAAGAAAGTAGGGGCGACTATAATTATGTTGAAAACTATTATAAATATGCTATAAGAGAAATGGAATCGTTTTTGGCTGGAAAAGGAACATCATACTCACAATTACAAACAGGTTCTAAAGACCCCTTTAATCCAAAACTTTTGGAGTATGACCCAAAAAGAAAAACGGAAGGAAAAAGAAAATATTATATTAATAGGTGATATTATGGCTTGGGAAGATATACTGAAACGGGATGTTAAAATACAACAATTTAACATATTACTAACGTTCTATACTAAAAGTGGTAGACCTTAT